ACTAAAAAATTAGTCCCACCAAAACCAAATTGTTACAGAGAGAGGAAGTACACATGAGGGAAGAAAACCCACACCAAGCAGGAAACTTCGGGCAGTTTATGCACGACCGCACAGGCAAACTGACCGCTAGCAGGATGCGGTCTGCCATAAAACGCCTAAAAAACGGGGAGGATTCCGCAGAGCGCAAGAATCTTAAAATCGAGATACTTTGCGAGCGAATGACTGGCGACATTGTGGATAAGTTCGTAAACACCGCGATGCAATGGGGGATCGAGAAGGAACCTGAGGCAAAGGCAGCGTACGAGTCCAAGACAGGAAGGCTTATCACTGATGTCGGGTTTATAGACCACCCGCGCATAGAGTTCTGCGGGGCTAGTCCAGATGGGTTTGTAGAGGATGGGCTTATAGAGATTAAGTGCCCGACCACCGCAACCCATGTCTCCTGGATACTAGACGGAGGCATTCCAGAGGAGCACAAAGCCCAGATGACCCTGCAAGCCGCCGTAACGGGTCGTAGCTGGGTTGACTTCGTTTCCTATGACCCTCGTATGCCAGAACCGCAACAACTGCTTATACGCCGTTTTTACCCCACTCCTGCGGAGATTGCCGAAATAGAGTCTGAGGCAGAGAAATTTCTTGCGGAGGTGGACGCCTTGTTTGACACCATAACCAGAAGGGAAATGATCGAATGAACTACGACAACAACATGAGGGGATTAATCTCCAAGAATGACCGCAAAACTGAGGATAAGCACCCAGATATCAAGGGTCAATGCGAGATCAACGGTACGGAATATTGGATTTCTGGCTGGCAGAAAGAACGGAAGGACGGGACTGGGAAGTTTTACAGTCTTGTCTTCCAAGCGAAAGATGCTAAGCCAGAGTCGCGGCCAGAGTCGCAGGATTCTTTTGCGGGACTCAGGGACGATATTCCGTTCTAAGATAGATACAGTTCTTTTTCGTCCTGTCTGCGCCTGACAAGCCCAGGCAGGACTCTCCCGCCAGCTTTAGTCCACGCTAGAAACGCTTCCGCTGCACCCGCGTAGTCTCCACGGTTATGGCGCATACGAATAGTAGAGCGTTGCAGATTCCCAAGACCCACATTGAATGCGAAGGAAACAAGTGCAGACTTTTGCCCATCAGTAGTAACAGGGCACAGTCTATCCACACCGCGTATAAACTTAGCAAGGTCGCTCTCAAGTAACTCATCGACCTCTGCCATCGTCCAAACTCGGTTGTCCTCTGGACGTAGTGGGTATTCCTTGCGGATAAGACCTGGCGCATCCTTGCGGATCATTGGCAGCTTGATTTGATCTTGATACAAGACATGGCCGACACCGACCGTCCAGATATGCGCTGGACATAAATAAGGTTTCTGCCGCACCCCCTCGTGGTGCTTCATCTTCTCTATCGCAGAGGGTAGCAAACGGCTCATCTGGTCTTAGCAAACGCTTGAGTCCCAAACCAGAAGCTGACAATCGAGGAAACAATTAACATCTCGTCTTCAGAGAAAACTAAGTCTAATGCGGTACGAAAGTCCACGCCCGTCTGGATTGCCCACCACATAGCAACTAGGTTAATGATGACCAACTCGAGCACAAAGATATAAGTGACGATAGGACGCACGCTAGACCGCAGATTGACCACCCACAGACTCGCACCCTCACCGATCTTCGCGTCGTGCTCCAGAGCCGCCTTAATCGTGTCTGTCTGGCCTTGCAGGGCGATCTGGTCTGTCCGTATATCCTCGATCCTTTCCTGTGCTGCAAATCCCTGTGCGGCCAATGCAAGCTCCCTTTCGGTCTGCATACGCGCAAGGTTTAACTCGTGGGCTTTGTCCTGCCGATCTTGGAAGAACTCCAGAATCTTAGGCAGACCGCCAGCAAGGAAGGAAACAAGAGTGGTTAGTAATGTAATCATGCGTTACTCAAAATGAGATCAACCATTATGTAAATGCCGATACCGCCTATGGCTAAGACACTGAGGATGAGCACGCCTGTAAACAAGTCCTCCAGCAACTCCTGGCGGCGCATCTTCTGTTCTTGTATTGCCCGAATCCTACGCTCACGGATAGACCGCCGTATCTCGTAGAACTCTCTAAGGCCATCCATGCCGAGATGGTTTAGACCGCCGTAGAGGAACTCATGGCGAATGTCTGTCTCCATCTCCCGAATCTTTACCTTTGCGGCATAGGCATCAAACGCTTGTTTAGTGTCATCACCAAACTTTAGTTTGCCAAAAATCGGAACCTTCTTAGGTTCTGAAACCTGTTCAAGAATATCCGCAGCTTGCGCCCATTGGGACAACTGCCCCATGATGTCTTGGACTTCACGACCGACCTCGACAGCCTTCTTTATGCCGCCCCAGATTGTAGTGATCGCGGCTAAGGCTGTGATTGGGTCCATGTTTACTTCTTAAAGAAGTGTTCTACCGCACCCCAGACCACAGCAGATACCCCAACAATCCACAGGATAGGCTTTGCAAGCTGGGCCAACCAGTTCAGGACTTGGAAGGCTCCAGAGGCAGCTTGGAAGGCAGCAACCATTCCTGCGGTGTTTTGGTCTATGTGATCGACCTTCTTTTCTACAGCTACCAGTCGGTCATAAATCTGCTTGTGGCTTACTTCTTCCATTATTCACCTGTCTGAGGAGCCACCCAAAACGGGTCATGGGGAAATTCTACATTAGGAAATCCCTCAGTCTGTGGCAGGTCACGCAATGCCTGACGATAAGTTGCCCACGCAACTTTGTCTACAGGAGCATCCGCAACTTGCGTCCAGTCAGAAGCAGTCAGCAGACGGTCACGCTGAGCACGAACCTGGGCAGACTTAGAGGCCACATCCGCAGCAATCTCCTCCTCTGTCTTGTCCTCTACCCGAACGGTGTAAGCCCATCCGTCTTGCACATAGGGTTCAGACGCAACAAGTTTCTGGGTAGAACGGTCGTGCGGGAGGAAAGCGTTTACCTTTACCGCATCGCGCTCTGCTAGAAACTCATCTGATGGGCCAGAAGCAGGGAAAGATACGTTAGGAAATATGGTCTTGTAATGGGCTACTTGCCCGTCTTTGTAGATAAGCATGACTACTCCTTATTGATCGGGAAATGCTTTAGTCGGGGCGGTAAAGTTTGCGGTATACCTAGCCACACCTTTGGTAATGCGAAGATCGTCTATGTAGCCGTTAAAATCTGTCCCACTAGACGCTGTTCCTATTGTTGCAATATAAAAATTAGAAGTTCCATTGTTAATAGTTGCTGTAATAGAACTACTCCCAGATGAAAAACCAAGAGAGCTTCCATTTTTAAATCCATACAAAGTATTACCAGAACGAACTATTGCATAGTGGTCCCAAGAACCCGTTGTAGTTGTAGAATTAAATACTACATCTGTTGTCACAGAACCGTTTGAATATGAAAACCCAAACTTATTAGTTGCATTAAAAGCATTGATTAAAACTGCCCAAGAGTTTTGAGCATTTGTGTTTCCCGCAAGCCATTGCCCCACGATTCCAGTATATGCACCGCTTAAAGAATTTACATACGCCCAGAACTCAATTGTAAAATCTCCATTACCAAATTCATAATTTATATTATGCGGTTCAAACAAATAATCCCCAGTCCCATCAAACTCCATAGACCCTGTACCGTACTTCTTAGTGGTGGTGTCTATCTGAGCATTGCCGACTGTCTCTAGGTTGTTCTTGCCTGTGTTGTCGAATATGCCTGCGTTGGTGAAGTTGCAGAGGAGTTGTGTACCAGAAATGGCTGTTACAGGGGATGTTGGTGGAGTAAAACCAGTTGTGTAAACCGCAGAATTTACTACACGAAGATCAGATATGTATCCCGTTAGTGGGTTGTTACCACTAGCAGATGAGCCAATATAAAACGCAGAAGATTGCCCAACAGTTCCAGATAGCGTTCCTGTTGTACCAGTTGCAACACCATTTATGTAGGCTGTTACAGTAGTACTTGATCTTACAAAAGCAATATGAACCCAAGACTGCAAAGGAACAGACCCACCGAGATTCACATCTCCAACGCTAAATATGCCATAGGCCAATTGGTTTGATCCATTAATGTAAAAAACAATTCGACCTGAAGATTCATTACCGATAGTAAAAATAGCTGGTATGGTAGGTCGAGAAGGTGTGTACAACCAACATTCTATTGTAAAGTCACCAGCTTGCGTTATGTTGCTTGACGCTGATAAATAATCCCCCGTTCCATCAAAATACCCACTCCCGCCATTAGTGCTTGCAGAGTAAGCAGCCGTAGGTGCAAACGGAGAGAAGGGCGTAACCTTTACATCACCGTTGCGAGTGATAGCAAATGCGTTTGTGCTGTTGTCTACAAAGCGATTGGATTGGCAGGTGAGTAG